CATCATTTTCACCGCGAGCCAAAAGTAAAATCCGGAATCTGAAATTTGAAAATCTGAAAAAAGGCGGTGAACTGTTTTGATGTCAGAGGAACAAATGCAAAATCGGCTGAACGAGCTGAAAAAGTCGGTATCTGATCCGAGCGTCGAAAAGCTTCTGGAGAAGATGGTCGTCCTTGAAGCGGACATGGAAGTCCTCGAATCCGTGCCGCGGTATCGCGTGAACCCGAAGAACCCGACGCAGGTCAGGATCGAACCGGCGTTTTTCGCATACCAGAAAACGCTCGGAGCATACAAGGAGATCGTCAAGCTCGTCCTCAAAGCAGCCGGCGGAGCTGACACCGAAACATCGCCGCTGCGGGAGTATCTCAAAAACAGAAAACCCCCGACATAACGTCAGGGGTTTCGCGGGAAACGGTCAGGAGAGGTGGAGTTTCTCCTGCAAAGCAGTTTGCAGGATCTGGGAGAAGTTCAGATGTGCGTTCTCCGCGGCGGTGTTGAGCCACGCAGGGATGGTGCAGTTCTTCCGGACTGCCTTGCTGCCGTACTTCTCGGCATAGGCATCCATATCGAGCATCACGACGCTGACAAATCCGTTTTCGTACTCGTCCGCGCGGATGTCCTCCGGTCTGGATGCGTCAGGCGCTTTCCGACCGTCCTCCAGCTCGTCGAGAACCCAGCCGGATGCGGCATCTGCCGCCTGCTCCAGCGCTTCTGCAAGCGTTTCGCCCTCGGTCACGCAACCGGGCAGATCAGGGACGATCACGGTGTAGCCGCTGACATCGCCGGGATAGATGCAGACAGGATAAACGTATTTCATAGAAAAACCTCCTTTGCAGGGCTTATTTCAGCCCTGCCTGTTTGAGTATGGAATTTGCGGTTTTCGGATCAAGGTCTTTTCCGCTATGCATCGGGATTGTGACCTTGCCGGGCTTTGTGGGGTGAACCAATTGGAGATGCGATCCGCGCTGTGACTTCTCCGTCCAGCCGTCCGCTTTCAATTGTTTGAGGATCTCCTTCGCCGTCATTTCCTCACCTCCTGTATCTATTATAGCACGCATTATGCGCATTGTCAAGAACTTTTTCAAAATATATGCGCAGAATACGCATAGAAAAACAACCCCACCATTTGTGCAAACTGCCCCATCCCCCGAAACCGAGGTGTTGAATGTGAAGAACCGAAAACGACGTCCGGAGCGCTTGAATGAGTAACTACCTGCGCGAGTACCGCGAGCTGATCCGTTCCGGCGAGCTCCAAGCCGGTCGGGACATGATCGACGAGCTGGACAATCTGATCGCAGATCTGGATGATCCGCAGTACCGCTACGACACACACGATGCCGAGATCCGCATCGACTTCATCGAGAACTGCATCCGACTCACCAAGTCGCCGTTTTACGGTGCGCCGATGATTCTCCTGCCGTGGCAGAAGGCATTTGTGGAAGTGCTGCACAGTTTCCGGATGCGATCGATCGACACAGGAGCGTGGGTCAAGCGGTTTCAGGAAACGCTGCTCATGATCTGCCGCAAGAACGGCAAGACGGAATTCATCGCCGCACTCCAGCTCACGGAACTGATCCTCGGTGCGGACGGCATGGACATCATTTGCAGCGGCATGGACGACGGCACGGCGGATCTGGCATATCAGGCAATCGACACCATGCGCCTGATGATCGACCCGAAAAGCGTGGACACTTGGCGAAACCAGAAAGGCATCAAGTGCAAGATCAACGGTTCCCACATCTTCAAACTGTCCGCATCGACCAGACAGCGCGAGGGCAGAAACATCGACATGGCAGGACTGGACGAGGTCTGGAGCCTGCCGGCTGACGGCGACATTTACAAGAGCATCCAGCAGTCTGTTTCTGCGAAAGAGAATTTCCTGATCTTCATGTTCGGATCGGAAGGGTTCGTCCCTGACGGCTTCCTCGACCGGAAGCGCGTCGAGTACGAAAAGATCATCCGCGGCGAGGACGACAGCGAAGCCGCAAAGCGAAAGCTCCCGTGGCTGTACACGCAGGATTCCGAACGTGAGGTCTGGGACACGGATCAGAACGGCATTTCGAAAGCGTGGGAGAAATCCAATCCATCCATAGGGCACATCAAGAAGTGGAGCTACCTTCGCGACCGCGTGGAGGAAGCTCGAAAGAGCAAGGCTGACCGCGTGTTTGTCCTCTGCAAGGACTTTAACATCAAGCAGAACACCGCGACGGCGTGGCTCGACGGCAGCGACTACCGCTATCCGGCACGCTACGAGCTGGAAACGTTCCGCGGCTCGATCTGCATCGGTGCGGTCGATCTGTCGGAAACGACGGACATGACCTCCGCGAAGATCCTGCTGATGCGTGCCGGTGACAAGAAAAAGTACATCTATCAGCACTACTGGATCCCGGAAAGCAAGCTCGACAACACCGACGACAAGGATGCCGGTGCGGAGTATGCGGAATGGGCGCGGCAGGGCAAGCTCACGATCGTGGAGGGCAACGACATCAATCTGGAAGTCGTCGCCGACTGGTTCTATGAGCTATACCGCGATTTCGGGCTGCGGCTGTACAAGTGCGGATATGATGTCAAATTCTCGAAGGAATTCCTGCGGCGAATGGACGAGTACGGCTTTGACTGTGAGATCGTTTTGCAGGACAAGCGGACGCTGTCCAATGCGATGAAGCTGTGCGAAAGCGATTTCCTTTCACAGCTCATCAACTACAACGAGCATCCGGTCGACATCTGGTGCTACGGCAACGCGGCTGTCGAAGTGGACAACTACGGCAACTGTCAGGCTGTGAAAATGCCGGGACAGCCGCACAAACGCATCGACGGCGCGGTGACACTTATCATCCTGTATGAGATGTACCGGCGCTACCGTGCAGAACTTGTGAAAATGCTGAAATGAGGTGATAACTACGGGACTTTTCGACAAACTTTTCAGGCGGCCTCCGAGAAACCGGAAGATCGCACCGACACTTGACGGATTCGCTCCGCTGTTTCCTCAGTTCGGCAACAACATCTATGCATCGGATGTCGTACAACAGGCGCTCAAATGCATCGTGGACGAGATCAAGAAGCTGAACCCGACGCACCTGCGCCTGATCGACGGCGATCCCGTTCCGGTCAAGGGCAACATCCAGAACGTCCTCGACAACCCGAACCCACTGATGACACCGATGGAGTTCCTCGAAAAAGCGTGCTGGCTGCTGCTCATGAATTATAACGCCTTCATCATTCCGGTCTACTGGGCGAAGACGAACGAGAAAGGCGAGGAGGAACGAGTCCTCGAAGCGCTGTACCCGATCCAGCCGACGCAGGTGGACTTTATCGAAGATCCGACCGGCAGGCTGTTCGTTCATTTTTGGTTTATGAACGGGTATGATACGACGATCCGTTACGAGGATGTGATCCACATCCGCTGTAACTACAGCGTCAACACCTACATGGGCGGCGGTTTCGACGGTCAGCCCGATCACAAGCCGCTTCTGAAAACGCTCCAGCTCAACGAGGAACTGTTGCAAGGCGTTGCCAAAGCGATGAAAGCCAGCTACGCCGTCAACGGTGTCGTGAAGTACAACACCCTGATCGACGACGGCAGCACCGAGAAAGCCCTGCGCGAACTCGAACGAAAACTCCAGAACAGCGAAAGCGGATTCCTGCCGCTGGATCTGAAAGCGGACTTCACACCGCTGGAACACAAATCGGAGCTGGTCGATGATAATACGCTGAAATTCATTGACGAGAAGATCCTGCGGAATTTCGGCGTGCCGCTGTGCATCCTGATCGGCGACTACACGAAGGAACAGTACGAAGCGTTTTACCAGAAAACGCTCGAACCGATCGCTATCGCCTTTTCACAGGCGATGACGAAGAAGCTGTTCACGCAGCGCGAAAAGGCGTTCGGTAACAAGGTCGAGCTGTACCCGAAGGAGCTAATCTTCCTGAGTGTCCAGCAGACGCTCGAAATGATCAACCTGCTCGCCCCGACCGGTGCAATGTTTGAAAACGAAAAGCGTGCCGCCCTCGGCTTGCGGCCACATCCGGCGCTGAAAGGCAAGCGCTACATGAGCCTGAACTGGATTGATGCGGACAATGCCGCACAGTATCAGACCGGGAAGAATGTCAACGTTGATATTGTGGATGAAGAAAAGGAGGGCGGCGAACTATGAGTGATAACGTAGGACAGAGTTATAACGAGCAAATTTTACAATCTATCATTGACGGCTCTCAGTATGTAAACGAAAACCCCTACCCGTCAAGAATCGAACAGCTCCTCATGGAGCTGAAAGAAGTTATCGAGCAGGGCGGAGGCGCAACCGTCGATCAGACTTACACTCCGACGAGCGAGAACGCGCAAAGTGGAAAAGCAGTCGCAGAGGCACTGGAAACGATTCCGTCAGTGACGGTGGATCAGACGTATAACGCACAGTCGGCAAATGCTCAGTCTGGGGTTGCTGTTGCCGAAGCAATTAGCGCAGTCCCCAAAATCACAGTTAACAGCTACCTTAATAGAAACAACGCTAATTCATCTAATCCCCCATCAAACTCTGCAATAACACATCGCAGTGGTGGGAAGAGGATTGCATATTGCACGTTCCAAGCGAATGCAGAAGCTGGTACAACCGCAAATGTAAGCAGCGAACCGTTTGAACACTGGTTTGGTGAAGAAAAAATATTGTTTGCCCTAATCAACATGAATGGGGAACGTTATGCATTGCCTATGCCATTTATAGGCCAAAATTATTATAACTATTATTTCCCACTTTTTGACAAGAGTGGCTCATTTGTTACAAGTTTTAGATTTTATGACTCCGGTTCAATTCAAACATTATATAAACTTCCTGATTATTCCATTACTATAAATTTTTACTGGTTTTATTAAAAAGGAGGAAATCACATGAAAATTTGCCTTGACGCAGGGCATTATGGGAACTACAAGGGGTGATACTGTATGAGCAAAGAAAAAGAAGTCGTGATCCGTTCCCTTCCTGCGGCGTTTGAAACACGCGAGGAGAACGGCATGGGCATCATCGAGGGCAGACCGGTCGTGCTGAACTCCGTCACTGATCTGGGATTTTGCGACGAAGTGATCGACAGCCGTGCGCTGACCGGCACAGACCTGACCGATGTCCGGCTGTGTCTGAACCACGTCACGAACTACGTCTACGCGAGAAGCCGCCAGAACAACGGAAACAGCACCATGCAGCTTTTCGTGGACGAGGCAGGACTGCGGTTTGTCGCATCCCTCAACATCGAGAGCAGCCCGAAAGCACAGGACTACTACAGCGCCGTCAAACGCGGCGACATGGACAAGATGTCGTTTATGTTCTCGATCGACGGCTACGAGTGGGAGAATCTCGAATCCGACCACCCGACACGCAGGATCACCAAGATCGGCACGATCTACGAGATCAGCGCCGTGACGTTTCCTGCGTACAATTCCACAAGCATTGAAGCCCGTGATGCATCGGTGCTGGAGAGCATCAGACGGGAGCTGGAGAGCGCTCGTGCAAAACGGTTCAAGTCGCCGGACGGTGAACTCGCGCTCGAAAGAGCAAAATTCGATTTCAAAATGAAGTTTGGAGGTAAATGACTATGAGAAAGAAGATCCTTGAAAAGAAGCTCGCTCGCCTGATGGCAAAGAAAGCCAAGCTTGCCGAGCGCTGCAAGGCCGCATCGGATGTCGCAGAGGTTCGCTCCCTGACAGAGGAGCTGGACGATGTGAATGCCGAGATCGACGAAGTAAACGAGGAACTCGCTGCGATCGCCGAGGAGGAGCGCTCCGCCGATCAGACTGCGGCTTCTACCAGAAGCACCGAGCCGCCTGCGGACGCGGAGCTGAGAAACGACAGCATCACAGCATCGTTCAAGCAGAACGCGACCCAGATCAGAACCGACGAGGAGAATCCGCTGGAGAGCATGGAGTACCGCACAGCGTTTATGCATTATGTGCAGCGCGGTGTCCCGATCCCTGCCGAGCTGCGCCAGAGAGTGGACAACTATATGCAGACGATGCCGCACGATGCGAGAGCCGGTGAAGCCATCACAGCAGACGGCAACGGTGTTGTGATCCCGATCACCGTGATGCGTGAGGTCATCAACACCATCCGCAAGCGCTACGGCAATCTCTACCGAAAGACCAACAGAATTTCCGTTCCGGGTGCAGTTGAATTCCCGATCGGTGAGCTGGAGGCAGACTTCCACTGGATCACGGAATCCACCGTGTCTCCGGAGCAGAAAACAAAGGATGTGGAATCCGTTTCGTTCAAGTACCACGTCGCTGAGATGAAGCTTGCACAGACTTTCCTGTCCTACCTGCTGTCGATCACCGCATTCGAGGCAAAGCTTGTCGATGTCATCGTGACCGCGTATCTCAAGGCGATGGACAAGGGCATTGTCCGCGGCACCGGTGTCGGTCAGATGCTCGGCATCCTGAACGATACACGCATCACCGGCAATGCGTCCAACATTGTCACTATGACGGCGGCGCAGATCAACAACTGGACGGCATGGCGCAAGCAGTTCTTCAAGAGCCTGCCCCTCGGCTACCGCAACGGTGATTTTATCTTCCCCCTGTCCACCGTTGACAGCTATCTCGAAACGATGAGCGACGCGAACAACAACCCGATCTTCCGTCAGGCGACTGGTCTGGAAGTGAACGACGGCGATGCTGCTGATCCGAACGGCAGATTTTTCGGACGTGAGATCTCCCTCGTTGAACCGGACATCCTGCCGGACTTCGATGCGGCGAGTGTCGGTGATGTGGTCGGTATCTTCTGGCAGCCGGAGGAGTACGTCATCAACGAAAACTACGGGTTCATGATGCGCCGCTACTTTGACGAGGACAGAAACAAGTGGATCAACAAGGCGCTGACCGTTGTGGACGGCAAGCCGCTGAACCCGACCGGCTACCGCCTGATCGTCAAGGGTTAAGGAGGCAATGGCTATGGATAATGTACAGGCGCTCAAGAACCTGTATGCGGCGCTCGGCGGCGAAACGTCCGCTGTTGCAAACCTGACCACAAACGCAGACATGATCAATGCGATCGCATCTCTTGTCAGTGCTTCCGGCGGCGTAAGCCTGCCGGCGGTCACTGCTGCCGACAATGGCAAGGTGCTGACAGTCGTTTCCGGTGAATGGGCGGCAGCAGCACTTCCCACGGAGTAAAGGAGGAAATGAACAATGATTAACAAAGACAGAATCATCCCGATCACCGAGACCGACCTGCTGTCGGTATTCGGCACCATGCTGATCGCTGCCGCGGCAGCCGCTTCCGGTACGGCACCGGAGCTGCTCGAAGCGGACAATCCCGGTCAGTTCACAGTCACGGCAGCCGCCAAGACCCTGCTCGCGAATGAGCCGGTCGAAACGCTCAACTTCGCGGCGGCTGCGACTTCCGGCACGGTTTATTTCGTTCCGGCATACAACTACACCGGATTCAAGATCGCAGGCACGGCAGTCACAACTTCCGGCGCGGCTGTCGATCCGCAGAGCCACGCGCTGTACAAGGCTGTCCTTGCGACCGGCGCTGTGACGATCACCTGCATGACACCCGTACTGGCTGACTAACGGACCGAGGTGACGACAGATGGCAGTGGATCAGAACATTCTCGACGGCGTGAAGGCAAGGCTCTCCGAGACCGGAAGCTTTGAGGAGACCGACGCAGTCCTGACCGGCTACATCGAAGATGTGATGGATTTCATGCGCGGTGCCGGCGTGAGCGAGCAGAAAATCGCTGCATCTGTCGGCACGATCGCGAGAGGTGTGGACGATATGTGGACGAACAACTCCGGCGCGGCTGAGTTCTCGCCGATGTTTCAGAAACTCGTCACACAGCTCGCGATGCGCAGTCTGTAGGAGGTGGGAGCATGGACAGACCGAAAGCGGCACTGCATACCAGAACTGCCGTCAAGCTCCTGATCCCGTCCGGATACATCCAGAAAAACGGTGTCCGTGTTCCGGCATATCCGTCCGACGGCGACACCATCATGGTGAACTGGAAGTCATACGGCGGCACGGAAACGACCGTCAACGGCGTTTTCAGCATCATCGACACAGCGCAGATCACCACCCGATACCGTCCGGACATCACGGCGAAATGCCGTCTGCTCCGCGCGGACGGCGCGGTCTACGAGATCAGGAACGAACCGGAAGATGTAGACCTCGGAAAGCGGTATCTTATCTTCAAGGTCCAGCGCGTGAAAGGCGGGGCATAACGTGGCAAGAAAAAACCGATTGACGATTGATTTCGAGGGCTTCGACGTTTTGCAGAAACGGCTCACGGAGTTGGGCGGCGACGCGAAACAGGCGGCAGAAAGTGCGCTGATTGAATCGCACAAAATCGTTACACAAAAAGTCACGGCGGCAATGGTGAAGCACCGGGAAAGCGGCGGAACGGCTGACGCGATCATTTCCGCGCCCGTCGTCGAGTGGACAGGCGACACGGCAGCCGTTGACGTTGGTTTCGATATCACGGGCGGCGGTTTAGCGTCTATATTCATCATGTACGGCACGCAGCTTCATGGGCAGCCGCATGTTACCCCGGACAGAAATTTATATAATGCCGTTTACGGGGCGCAGACACGGAAAGAGATTTTGAAAATCCAACAGCAGACGTATGAAAAGCTTATTGAAAGGGTGATGGAAAAATGAAATCTGAACTAATCGAA